ACCAAAAGGAGGTCTGTAAAGTCATTTGAAGAAAGTACTTTACCATCTACCTTGTCTACCTTCTTAGATTCTAATCCTTGAATAGCAGTAGTACGGTCCGAAACTTCCTGGGCTAAGGCATTATTAATAATGGTATCGGCATTTTTACGGTCTGTTACCTCTTTATCAATATTTACCTGAAGTGCTGCATCACCTGAAATACGAACATTAGCCTCATCATAAATACTCTTAGTTAAGGCATTTACCTCGTCTTTGTGATTGGCAATAGCAGTATTCAAGTTTGCCTGGATTGCATCCTCTTTGGCAATAGCTCTTTCCTTTTCTACATTGATAGCTGCAGTATTAGCTTCTACCTTTGTTTTGAGTTCATCTACCTTTTCATTTGAACCAGTTTCCAATGAATTAATACGGTCACTCAAAGTTTTATTTGCAGCTTCCCGGTCTTTAATTTCTTGGGTTACTTTTCCTTCTACTCTAGTAATTTCACTAGAGATAGTTTGGTTAAGCCCAGATAGCTGACCCTCTATTTTGGTTTCTAATGCAGCATCTGCCGATTTACGGTCTCCAACTTCTTTATCAAGATTTACTTGAAGGATTTGGTCTGCTGCTTTCCTTTCGGCCTGTTCTGTCCCCAGTGCAATATTAGTATTATCAATACGAGAACTGAGATTACTGTCACCGTTAGTACGGTCTACAATTTCCTCATTAATCATATCTTTAACCTCTTTGTAGTTATCACCTACAGTTTTGGTTACAGCAGTAATTGCTTCTGAGTTCTTCTGAATGTTAGCTGCATTAGTAGCAATTGCCGTAGTATTAACATTTACTTGAGCAGTAAGTTCATTCTTAACCGTATTGATAGCATCTTGAATAGACAAAGCCAAATCTGATACTCTTTGATTAAGAGTAGCGATATTCTCAGTATGTGTTGCATCTGCAGCTTTTCTATCAGTAGCCTCTTTATTGATATTAGCTTGCAGGGTTGCATCGGCATCTTTACGGTCTTGGATTTCCTTAGCCAGGTTATCCTTAACTACATTCAAGGCAGTATTACCAATAGAAGTCTGAGCATCTACATACTCTTTAAGTTCGGTCTTAAGAGCAGCATCAGCTTCTTTACGTTCAGCTACCTCAGCATCAATATTTCCCTGGAGGGTAGTATCTGCATCTTTACGGTCTTGGATTTCCTGATTTACCTTCTCAGTAATTGCTGCCAACTTCTTAGTGATAGTTGTAACGAAGTTAGGGTCATCACCTAAGGCTTTGGCAATCTCTTCCAGAGTGTCAAGTACTTCTGGTGCAGAACCAATGATTTTCTGAATTGCAGCTTCTACATCAGCTTCGGTTTGATACTCAGCATCATTTACCAATTGTGATACTTGAGTAATATAATTAGCATGCTCTTCAATGCCATTCAACTTCTGAAGTAAGATATCAGTAAGGTCATTCTTAGACAGGGCATAGCCCTCTCTCTTATCTACCTTACTTTCTTTAAGGGCATTATCTCCTGCAATACGAGCTTCCTTTTCAGCTTCTACTGCAGCAAGTACTTCATCCTTATCGGTATTAGTTCTTTCAGATAGAGCAGTAATCTTCTGGTCAAGGATTTGGTCCTGAGCAGTACGGGTTGCCGCCTCTGAATCAATTTGCCCTTTAAGAACTTGGTCTCCGGATTCTCTTGCTTGAGCTTCCTTATCAATATTGGTTTGAAGAGTGTTATCGGCATTAGTTCTGTCAGCAACTTCTTTAGTCAAACCATTCTGCAATGTTTCATCGGCAGCTTTACGATTGGTAACCTCTTCTGCAAGTTTACTTTCAAGAGCAGCATCACCAGATTGACGAGTAGAGATTTCCTCGGTTAAGCTTTGACGAATTCCTGCATCCTGGTTTTCTCTTAATTGAGCCTCTTCGGCAATCTTCTGAGTAAGTTCTGCTTTGTCCTGAATATGGAGAGTAGTCATCTGGTGCATATCTTCCACCAGTTTATCATCTCCAGCCTTACGAGCCTCTGCTTCTTTATCTACCAGGTCCTTAGCATAAGCTTTAGCATCTGCCAATGAACCAGTAGTTTCATTACGCAAGTCGGCAATATCTGCAGTGTTCTTATCAACCTTAGCCTCCAGCTTGTCGATTTTATCTACCAAAGCAATACGGATATTATCAATCTTCCCATTGAGTAAATCCACGGCTTTGAGCAAAGCATCATTTACTGCAGTAATTCGAGAACCGAGTTCGGCTTCTTTTTCTTTTGCTCGGTTAACCTCAGTAGTCAAATCATTACGAAGGTCGGTAAGTTTATTTGTGATATTAGTTGCAAAGTTTGGGTCATTTCCTAAGGCTTCTGCCAACTCCTTAAGAGTATCCAGAGCATCACCAGCACCGTCAACCAAATCACTAATCATTTTCTTAACTTGTTCTTCAGTTTGAAACTTGGAGTCATTTTCTAACTGAGAAACTCTTGTAATATAATTGGCTTTCTCCTCGATTCCATCCAACTTATTTTTCAGTTCATCGGTGAAATCATTTTTCGATAAGTCATATCCCTCTTTCTTATCAACCTTGTTTTTGATAGAAAGAACGAAGGACCAGAATTCATTAAGAGTTCCAGCAAAGCCAGCAGTAACAAAATCATCATAGTAACCTTGTAATAGCCGCTGGTCAATTTCCTCACAGGTGTAATATTTACTTACATACATATAGGTTTATATATTTAAGAGTTAATTAATAGGTTGTTTACCCAAGAACAGTTCAGTATTATTACCTCTGAATGGTTCTCCTTCTGAACCACAGAAAGCATTCATGGGTATTTCTGGATTATCTGGGTCTACGTCTCCGCCATCCTCAACATCACCTCTGATTATTGCATAATCTGGTAACCTGTTGACTCTGAACTTCATAGTTTGCCCAATACCTGGATGAGGTATTATCTTATCCCAAAGGTCTCCGAAATAATCTTGAAAGCAAGAAACGTATTTATCACCAGTCATGGATTGCATGGCCGTAATATCATTTCCTTGCCCTTTCATTTCAACATGTATTCCGCATATACCATGTAGGATTACACTATTACTATCGAACCAAATCCCATTTTGGGTTTCAATTCGAGTCCATCGTAATTGTAACATCTTTGCCATATACGTTCATTTTTATTCTACAAATTCGATTTTGGTATCTCTATCTCTCTTGAGAATGACCATGAACACCAATGCTTCATCTTTGGCCTGGGCAACTTGTGTATCTCCTGCAGGTTTATAAGTAATACCGTTAATTACGAACCTATCCTCAGACCAGTTAAAATCCCAATAACCTTCTGGAGTTAGATGTCCCAGGTTTTCTATATAGGATTTTGTAACTAGTATGGATAGATTCTCATCATTGAGTTCTCCAGTGATGGTGGCTTTATTGATAGGCCAGTTTCGAAAGGCATTGTAATAACAGAGAGCCTCGATAGGTATATTATAATATTTAGGGATATAATCTTCTCCATGACTTAGGAGTTGATTTACACTCTTTGCCCAAGTTATAGTTTGCCTTCCAGCATCTATGTCCAAGAAGTCATTGATAATCTTCTTGTATCTATCCCAAGAACGATTCTTTACCATTCTATGAGGAGTCTTGGTCATCTTTTCTTAATTAAGGTTCTACCATTCCTTTTTACTGGTACACTTGGATTAGGTCCATCCAATATACCTGGTCTTCTTCTGTCAACTACTCGAGGAACTACTAACTTATTAACTGGTGTACAGAAGGGTAAGTAGATTTCCAATCTTGTAGCTAACATACAAAGTCTTTGTTTTAATTCGTCTATGACACCTCCAGGTTGCAAAGCTTGTGAGAATGTTTTCCATAATGAAGATGTTGAATCTGAAAGCATATCATAGTACTGTACTTCAGTAGGCCCAGTAGTGATTTGTTTAATCCTATCACCTCTGGTAAGTTCTGGTTTCGAACTACCATCTCCCGCTTGTTCTTTGGTTGATGTTAGTTGACTAAGGTATTCTCCGGTACTCGTTAATAAATTAAGGAGCTTGACATTTAGATAATCCCAGGCTGCCAATTCCATAATTAATTGGTTTTCTAGAGCTTCGTACATTAATTCATCATTATATTTATCCAAAGGAATACAATGATTTACTAGTGGTTGGATATATAATTGCCATTTAGTTATGTACATCTCCTTCTCCTCAAGGGTCATACCATCGGAGATTTCTGAAGGGATGAGATAATTAATAAGGTTATATATACTGTCCGTTAATGTAGTAACAGCCTTTGTATTTACAATTACTAATTTGGTAGCAGAAAGATTAAGTCCATCGGAGTTCGTGATATTCAATGCTACTGTATAAAATCCGGACTTTTCATAAGTGTAAGTTGGTTGCTTAACATCGTAAGCGGACCCATTATCATCACCAAAGTCCCAGTCAAAAATGGCCTTGACTGGGACTTGGCTTAGTACTCTAAATGAAACTTCCAGACCATTCGTAGTAGCTACGAAGTCTAGATTTTCCATGATGAATTATTTAAATTGTTCTTCGAACTCTTCCAGCAAAGCCTGAACCAGGGTTACCGGAGTATCACTCTTCTCGGCTACGATTTCGTGGCGAGCAGCAATGAGAGTGAGTTCTTCAAGAGTGTAGGCTTTTGCAATCTTTGCAACTTCCATACCCTTTTCAAACTGAGCAGTAAGTTTCTTTTCCAGCTTGTCCAAGTCACTTGCTGAATATTTCTCTACTTTGTTTTTATCAGCAATCATCCGAAGATGACCAGAGTTCAAAGCCATTTGGATTTTCTTTGAACCCAATTGACGGAGAGTAAGTTCTCTTTCTTCTCCTCTTGCGATTGTGATACCAGTTGACTGGTCATGAAAACTGTAAGCTTTAGCTCCTACAGTTACCTTTATTTTTTCACTCATAATCTACTAAGTTTTTAGATGTTTTAAAATTGGGATAGGGTCCTCGCAAAACCCTATCCCATTCGAAATTAGAACTGTGTAAAATAAAACCGGGTTTACTCCAGGTTAACCATCAAGTACGGGTCGATGTTCATGAAGTCTGGGAATCCAGCTTCAGAGAACTTCTTATTCGCAGACAAGATAAGTGCAGCATCCTGATACATCTTAGAGAAGCCAGTAGTCAAGCTTGCATAGATTGCCTGAGTCTGGTTGGAAACGATTCTTTCGGATTCCAACATCAACTGCTTAGCAGTAAGCTTAATCAAGGCAGCCGTTGTATCAATCAGCAGAAGGCATTGGTCCGGAGTTCCCGGATGGATGTAGAAGTTGGCATTCTTAGGTACAGGTGATTTGATGTTGAGTGTAGCTTCAGTAGTACCTGAATGACGGTCTTTAAACTCTGGCAGGTTCAACATTTCGATAGCTTGGTCTTCTCCACCAATCATCGTAGTGAAGTTACGTCCCATACGAGCAGCACGTACCCAAATATGGAGAAGGTCCTTATATGTGATACCATTGGTTGTTTCGTATACACCGATAACCGGAGCAGATTCTGAACCATCCGGTTTATTACCATTGATAACAACGTCCATAGCCAATGTATCCATTGCATAACCCAGCTGAACACCGAAGTCACGAAGGTAGATTGCCAATACATCGAGAGAAACATAGTTACGAACTTCATCAGTAAGTTTAAAACCTTTACCGATTTTAAACAGAGAAACTGATTTCTGTCCGAAGCTTACATCTCCCAATGGAATTGTTTCTGCCTCGTTAACCTTAGCCGGTGCAGCATCGGACATGTTAATCATCGGCATGATAGCAGTCAATCCATTGATAGACTGGTCGGATGCAATAATCTCCGGATAGAACGGAGCTTGGCGCATACCCAAAGTAATTGCAGAACGAATGATTTCCGGAACAATCCAACGAACATCTTGCTGAGGCATAGTGAAGATATTTTCCATTGTATCGATTTTTGGATTGATACCAACCTTTTCGAACAGTTCATCTTCTGTAATTCCCCACTTACCTGTAGCAAGTTCACCCAGAGTAACTTCTACCGGCTTTTTATTCTGGGCTCCCTGACGGAAAGCATCCAGCTGACTTACCATTTGAGGAAGTTCTTTGATAAAGTCTTCCTTCTTCAGTTTTGAAATATCAACTTTTTCCATAATTTCTTTTTCTTCTTATTTAATAAGTACTTGGATTAACTCGTTTGCTTCGTCTGCCGGAGTAAGAGCAATGAAAGGAGTTGATGAGGTTCCCGGGTCTGCTTTTACAAAACGGCCATTTAGCAAATCTCCAGAAGGGGTTACATAACCAGCAGTAAGAGTAGCATTTGATACCCAATTACAAATCATGTAACCTTCCATGGCAACTGTAACTTCTACAGGGAGGTTATGCTGGGCACGGTAAGCCGGATTGATGTTATCAGTAACAGCAACTCCCAAATATACTTCAGTATCAGCAGCTTTAAAAGGGAATATGAGGCCAGTTTCATTAATTGCTACCGGCATACCCTGAACGATTGTTTCTCCTTCTTTTACATTGAAGGCTTGGTGCAATTTGTGGGATTCACTTTTGTAAATCACCGCTCTTGGAGTCTTTTCCCCAAAGAGAGTCATTGCTTGGTCTTTGTTTACGATTTTCGTCATAACAGTGATATTTATCGATTATTTATTTATTTGAACTTACTCTTGTAGATGTCATCAAGAACATCGGAAGTAGATCTTTCGGCCAATTTAGTTTTATCCTCAGTCTGAGTTCCTGATTTTTCATCAATTTCCTGAGCTGAAGAAGCACGGCTTACATCGTGAGAACCGCAGCTTGCGCATACCATTGGGAACTTCTCTTCCAAACGAGCCTGATAGTCTTTCTGGAGAGAAATCAAAGTAACCATGCCAGTAGTTTCGGCATTCAACATAGTGATGATAGTTTCATCGGCTTTGTCACCCATCAACTTCTTGTAGGTACCAACGGTATTTTCACGGAGAGAAGCAATGTGATTTCTTCCTACTGTTGCCATTTCCTTCAAGTTTGCTACTTCAGCATTCAGATTAGTAATCTGTTCAGTGAGAGAAGATTTCTCTGTAGTCAGATTATCAACCGTAGTCTGAAGACTGTTTTTGGATGATACCAAGCTTTGAATACATGAGATAACTTCTTCCTGAGTCATCTCTTTACCTTCTGCAAGGGATAGCATGTTATCCCCGAAAAGCTTTTCAAGAAATTCTTGCAATTCTTTGTTCATATTCTCTTTATTATTATTTTGGTTTTCTTGGTTATCAATTAAAGAATCCTGAGTATCGTCCTTTTCTTGAAACTCTGAGAGATCTGTTTTATAGTCAGTAAAGAAATACTGTTTGGACTTGTCATCCCTATATTCCTCATAAGAAGCCCAGGTTCTTTTTGCAAAAGTAGGATTAACAATTTTACCATCTGAACCAATCTTTTGAGCAAATGAATCAGCACCATGGGATACTAATGAAGTTTCCAAATAACGAACTACCTCAGTAACTATTCTACGTACCATCTCTCCCTTAGAATCATAGGTACCAAGCTTCTGGTAGAATTCACCATCTTCCATTCCTGGATGAGATTTATCCCACTTGAACTGTACAGTTACTGAATTACTGTGGATTGAAGGAGGTTCCATAAGGATTCCTCTAGCAATTCTTGGATTTGCCTTACCATCAATCTTCAGAATACCATTGATACCTGCAGGAATAGTGAAGTGTCCATCTTTATAAGATTCTTGCCACATCACTTGAGATACAGCCCCGATTGCATTACCAATGTTTGTTTCATGGTCGCAGTTTACGGTTTGACCAAGTAACAGTTTCATTGATGCCTTTAGTACTCCATTTTGACTAAAGTCAGTAGGATTCCAATTCTTAGATACAATCGTTTCTGAAAGTAATCTAAACATCGGTTCGATAAATTCTTCGTCCTTAGGAGTAAGTTCAGATTTATCAAGGTTAGGATAATAAGTATTGTAATCTATATCACCTCCCCAAAATCCAAATTGAGCAATAGAGTCTGGTGTTGGAGTCTTCCACTTATAATAATTCTCGGAGAAAGCCTGGGCTCCAACGGATTCTGGGATATACCCAGCCATTATTGTATGCCCTTGCCCAATCACCATTGAATCAAGATGCTCTTTATTTTTCTTTGTAAATTTTTTACTCATCTTGCTTTAGTATTTTGGTCTCCTCGAGAAGGAGACGGATTAGTTTTATCTCTTGACCTACGAGCAGATTGATTCTTATCAGCCTGCCTTTGTTTCTTCTTAGTACCTTCTTGAGGGTCTGAATTACCACCTTTAGCAAACTGGTCTTCAAGTGAAACTCTTGGTTCATCCTCATCAGGAGAATCATATCCCATTGCCCAAGCATATTGGTCTTGGCTAATGATACCAGCTTTGTACAACAAATCCAAATTCTGTATCTTGTATTGAAGACCTTGTTGAACTTTAACTTCATCCGAGATAGTTGAAGTCCCCCATTGAATCTTTATTCCCTTATTATTAAAGCCTGCCAGACGCAGTTCTAGAGAATAAAGAAAATCTAATACATAAGTTACAAGCATTTGTAGATTCTTTAACTGGCTGATTAATTTAGAGAGCATTATTCCCGTTGCTCCTTCACCAGTTGTTGAACTAACTCCGATAAGATTACCATTAACTCCCAAACCATTGGCAACTGATTGCTGATTCATGTTCCATGGTTCCTTGATGTTACCTAATTCCTTAGTGGTAGAGTTAAGCTTAAACTCATGGTCATCAATGTAACCAGTTACAATTCCATCTTTCATACCATCCCTAAGATTTCTTTTTAGGTCTCTTAGGTTTCTTTCTAGTCTAACTTCATATTGCCTTACACTTTCATTACCAGATTGGTCAGGTTTAGCCATCTTAGCTTCCAAGAATCCTACCATACCGCAGACTTCCATGATATGTTTAAAGTTTACCCTCATATCATGTTGCCCTTTCAATGAATCTAATGCTGCCATGAACGGTGGTATTCCGTATGGTTCATCGGTATCATTATACATTGCAGCATATACATAAGTCTCTGGGTTAAGCTTAATGTAATCCTGGTGCTTTATGAAATAATTCTTATTCTTTTGATAGGGAGAGTATACTCCATTATTTTCCCTTTTGAATACAATGTTCTCAGGTCTAAGGAATAGGATAGTATCCAAACCTTCCAGCTTTTCATCAGGAACTCCTTCAACAGAAATAGCTCCGCCAACAAGACATTGTACAATCATCTTGTTAACCAAGCCATCTATTCCAGCAGTATACCTTGACCATTTCTTAGTTTTCTCAGCCAAATGTTTCCTCATCTTATCGGCTTCATCATCTGTATTGTTAGGGAATGTTACAGTATGACCAGTATTGGCTAACTTAAACATATCCTGCAAAGCAATGCCCATATCCGGATTTACCTTATATAAATCTCGAATTAGAGGTATTACTTCAACACGAAAAGAAGGGTCTACCATTGCAGTAATACCCTTTAATGAACTGATAAGAGATTCATCTTCATCGACTGAAACTCTACCAGGAGAGATAGTAGAAGGTTTTGATTTCTTCCCCTCTTTGTAGGGTTCTGGAGGTGGATCCTTCTTTCTCCCCCAACTCCAATTAAAGTTGAACTTCTTTTTCATTTTGGTTGTACAATTACGTTAGTTTTTCCTTTCCTTATGTGATTACATATCGCTTTACCAAATATGGAGTCATCAGAATAGACATCACCTTCAAGGTCTACATCTACTGCTGAATTGTTAGCTCTATGTTTACCCATTGCAACTGGCCTACCCAAACCATCATATATGAAGGTATATGCTTCTTGAACAAAGAATGGGTCTTTACAAGTGATATTATCTTCTCGTATATCTTGTTCTAAACCTTCAATGATTACTGAACGGTTCCTTTGAGTAGTTAACCATCCAGGAGATTTATCCATCTCAGGTCTAGATTTACCTTTTTTCTTAAGCATCTTTTGGTAGTAATACAGTTTAGGATATCCTTCATCTTGAAGTTTAGAGGTTACTGCCAATCCAACATCGTTTGATTCTGGAGCAATAGTTGCAAAATTAAATAATTGACCGGTATCTCCCAGTAATCTAGCATACTTATCTACTGATAACCTGCCTTTGAATACTGCTTGTTCTTCTCCAGCTTTATCCATACAAGTAAAAGCAGAGTAGTCAGTTGCTCTACCAGTAGAAACGTCAGCACCAATAAAGTATTCCTTGTTATCTTCTGGTTCACAGAATTGTCTATACTGACCATTAAACCTTTTCTTAAGAACTGGATAATCACTAAGGCAGTCTTCGATTGCCTTAATATCAGACAGGTCGAAGACTGTATTTCCAGATGATAAGAAGTCACCATCGATTTCTTGTGCAGTTCTTTTAGTTCCCAAGGCAGAAGACATTTCATTGTACCAATTGATATCTCGTTCTGGGTGCATTTGCCAATACAATCGAAGTGGGTTAAATGGGTTTCCTCCAGCAATTGCATCTACCCAAGTAGAGTGGTAGAAGTTCCCTACTCCGTAGGGAGTATTTTTATTTAAAAAATTAAATTCTTTTTTGTTCCCTTTTTTGTAGTTATAGGTAATGTAACTATGGTGATCTTCTACCGTGATATCATATATAGTGGCTTTAAATTTCTTTACCAGAGTAAGCTTAGATAATTCTACTTGTTCTCCTCTACTACCAGAAATTATTTTGCTTATGTATGACCTAGCACTTTTCATAGACATAGAATTAAATACCTCATGATTCTTTATGAAATTAGTTATCCCATCTCTCTCTATTTCACCAGAAGCTATACCCTTCTTTACATAAGCCAAAGAATCTATATCCGTAAATCCCTTTCCTACTTTAGTACCAAGTTTTAAACCATAAGAATAAAGTGAAGCTCTTCTAGTATTCCCTTTACGAGAAATAACTCTTAAATTAGTAGACCAATTATGAGTTGGTATACAATCGATGTGGTCTATAACTTCATCTTTGCTAAGCTTAGTTTGAGTAGTAAAATGGGTTAATACCAGTTCAGCCATAGTAAATTTTTTAGATTTACCATCCTTATGAAGAGTTACTCTAATGTAACCAGTTTTATTAGTACGTAAGTTTTTAAGGTACCACTTACCAGCTCTAAGGAATTTTAATTGTCCTCGATTAGATACCTGATAGTTATCATAACCTTTTACTTTTACCCATTCTTCTTTATCTGGCCATTTAATAGAAGGTGGAGTTTCTATCTCTGAAATACCGGTTTTGTATAAGATTACCTCTTCACCTTTTTCTATTATATCTTTCACGGTCATAAAGCCGTTTAGAGTATACAATTTGTGATTAGGAGTACATTTTAAGGTATTACCATATTTAGTTTTAACTTTCCAAGTTTCTAATCTACCCTTGTTTACTGAAGCAATTATTCTTTTCCATTCACCTTTATGAGTAAGTACTCTTAAATTACTTACTAAGGATAAATCTACTGCTCCGAATTTCTTAGGACAAATATCTTTAATCCTAAGCAAACCCTTATCTGTAATTATCTTAGTATTACCAGTAACACAAGAATTGATGATAGCAGCCCCACCGGTTGATAGGGTAGGGAAAGCGGCTGCCCAAATCTGAGCTGCCCATCTTACTACTGCTGCTTCATCAATAACCAATAGGGAAAGAGATTCTGAACGACCAGCTTCCGAAGATGTAGGGATAGATTCTATGAAAGAACCATTATCGAATTCTATCATGGATGCAGAACCATATTCTCCAGCTCTACCATTGATGATTGGTGTTTGTAAATACCATGGCAGGTTCTTGTACATGAACTTAATTTTCTTAAGTACTTTCTTAGCAGTTGTGTCTTTGATTGAGATAATGTTAATCTTCTTGTTAGGATGATACATTGCTAACCAAAGGCAGTACATAGAAATTAGCTCTGTAATACCAGCCTGTCGGAACTTTAGAATGATATTGAAACGTTCTTTTACGAAATTATACAGTACCGATTTTTGGTATGGATAAAGTTCAAATCTAACCTTTCCCCTCATTGGGTGTATCACATAGGTGAAAAGACTGAAATAGAAAACATCATTAGAAACCTTTGCAAGGGTTGCTAATTCCTCCCGGTTAAGGGAAGTGTGATTTTCTGTGATTATCTTTTTCGCCATATCAAAAGTTATATTGAATTGAAAACTCTAAGTCAGCTTTTATACCTGAAAAGTATTTCGGATAACAGAAAGCATTAACTCCGAGTTTGTAATTAAAATTCGTAGTCTTGATTGTAAGGCCAGTTCCAATATCGAACAGTTGATTAAAGGGTCTGTACTTACCATAGACATAAGGACTAAGGCTAAATCTCCGAATTTTCTTCTGAGTTAATTGTCCCTCATGCCAGTTATATTTGTAATTCCCTAAGTCTAGATTGAACATTCTAGTTGAATAAGAATCTGTCTCCTTATTGAACAGACTTATATTTAACTTGTTGTTGTCTAGAGTAAACTGAACCAGAGAATCCTTCTTACTGACTTTTACCGAATGGTCAGAATCAACCGCTGTTGAATCAGAACTTGGAGATTTAGTCATTCTATGGCTGTTTCTATAAAAGTCGTAGAGAAGGATTCTACTTGGTTCAATTAACTGGGAAAAAGGTTTTTGGGGCTTAAACTCTTCTTTCAGTTTGACTGTATCAGGAATGCCAATGACCGATGAATCAGGAAGTTGACTGATATACGAATTCAATTCGTAATTCCTGAAGCAAAGGTAAATAGTAAATCCTATTAAGACTAGAACTAATACATCTTTCCATTTCTTCATGTTGGTTAAAATTTATTCTTCTTGATGATATCTTTCAGTTCATCAATAACTTCTTCGAGTTTTTCAATTTCACTTAAATCCAGGTTCTTTTGGTTTAAGGGAATTGAGTATCCTACAAACAAAGAGTTATCTGAACGTTTCATAGAAACTCTGACCCCAAAAGGAATCATTTTCTTAATTAGATGTCTCTGAATCAATTTGTTAATCGATTGAGGGATGAAGCCCATATTCTTTAAATCCCTGGCTTCTTGCTTAGTTAATTTCGGTGACTTCATTTCTTTAAAATTTTTAGGTTTCAAATGATAATAGTACTGATAGTATTTGGTAGGTCTGGCACCTTGATTTACATATTCTGCGAGCCAAAACACTATCTAACTAATTCTAATTCAACTAGTTAGGTAAGAAAAATTCATGGTACCTTCGCGTTTTTTCGAATGAGAATAGCTTTAGCTATTCGAATGAGAAATATCCTAAATCCTAATTGGTAATAGGTCTTAAGTGATGATAGAAGATTTTACAAGTATACTTATAATATAATAATAAGTGGCTCAAGAAACCCTCTTAATACAACGTTTAAACCAAATACCTACCTCATATACCGACCCTTTAGCTATGGTATACCTTGCCTTGTTAAGCCAGTAAAGATAATTGCCTTCATCCATGAAAATCTTGTAGGCTTTGGGGAATCCCATAATTACCTTGAAATCCAAAATCCCAAGAGGGTAACCATCAGGTCGGAATTGTCTATCGGCAGGTCTTAAAGTTAGAGGAGCTTTATCTAACTCTAATCGATACACTCCTGGGAGAGTACTCATCTTAGCAGTCTTTATGGGCCATTTCTTTTCATTCTTGAAGTCACTATTCCACAATAACTGAATCTTTTTAACGGTTAGATTCTTCTTTTTAGGAAGCTTCCGATAATCATACATTGCCAGGGTTTTATCCAAAGGAATGTTATAATTCAATGGATTCTGGTAATCGTTAAGTAGATTTCTAGTAATTGTTGGAGTTTTTACTTGGAATACTTCATTAAAAGCATTCAAGTATTTCTTACCGGTTTTCTTATGCACTCCAATGATAACTAAACGTTTCCTTGATACTTGGGAGTTCCCATAGTCGGAAACGCTTCTTTCGTGAAAAATAAGTTTATAGTCTTTAAGGGCTTCCTGAAGGTATTTATTGGGTAGAAGAGATAGCAAACGAGGCAGGTTTTCTATAAGAAAAATCTTAGGCTTGTAATAATTGATTCCCTCTATTACTAGATTTAAACTTCGATTATTCTTAGGTTTGCCCAATTCTTTTACTTTTGAAAGCCTCATAATAGACGACATACCACAGTCTGGAGAAGATAAGATAACATCTACTTTCTCATCAAACTCAGGTAAGTTATATCCTTTATAGAAAGGTATATCACCAAAATTAACTTTCCACTGACTTTCGCAGTTTGTATGAAAAACTCCTCTTGGTTCAATATTCCCTAATAGGTACTTCCTAAAAGGGAAGAGCAGACCTCCTTGGCCTGCACATATCCCTAATACATTCATTTCTTGTAACTTCTTAGTTTTACGTATTTAACCCAGGCATAATGTTTCCTAACCTTAGTATAATTCAGGTTATGGTCATTATTATGAGCTTCCTCTTCAAAGCTTACATCATGATATCTTTCACTTTGTTTGTTCCATTTAGCAAAGAACATAATGATTAAGTACTCGATTGCATACCATAAGTAGTAGAAAATCCACAACATCTCTTGCATTTGCTTGAGATGTATCTTCTCATGATTGTAATCATAGGCATCAAACTTAGCACCTTTTCTTACAAATACAATGCCGAACAAATTCATGGCTTTATACCCTTTGAAAGGTATAAATCTGTTGTAAATTAACCTCATTATATCTTATCTTTAAAGTTTTCGTAAGCGTTTTTTAACTTCTGGTCATAGGCATTTTCAGCATAACCCGGACCATTGTACTTCCGAGCAAAGCCTGCCCAGTCATGTTCTTTCAAGTTCTTCAAACAACTGGTGTTATTCATGTAATAATACATCAATTTCAGCTGAGAAGCATGAGATTCTTCCATCTTTTTGACAAAATCAAAGACATCTTTACAACCACAATAGGCAAAATTCATTCCCATAATCTGAAACATTCCCCAAGAAGCTGACTTTAAAGCACATTCTTCATCAATTTTCTTGGCAATTTCAAGTCTTTTGTACTCATGAGCTCCTCCAAGATACTTAGATTTATCCCATTTCGGGAAACAAATGGTAGGATAACTCTTTTGAGCAGCAACTGCCTTGTCCAAACTGAATTTGTTCTTGATTTCCTTGTACATGATGTGACCTTCGAACAGAATTTGAGGTCTACCATCTACTAAAAATCCATCTCTACCTGCAGCTTCTACCAGTTGTACTGCTTTAAGCAAGGCTGGCTCTAATCCCAAATCATTGGCTAGAGCCACAATCATTTCATTGGTTAATTTATCCATAAGGTTATATTTTAAAGTTCATTAAAGATTAGAAAGTATTGCTGAATACCCTATTTATGAGTGTTCTTTAGGTTCTATTATCATATATAACTTATAAAATAATGCAATATGGACAAGAAAAATGAATGCCAGATATGTGGCAAACCTATTAACTTAGAGGAGTTTGATGAAACTCGGGAAATTCCTCAACTTATGGCAAGAAAACAAGTTTGTTTTCAATGTGCTTTTTGGTTTAATCGATTAGCTTATGACAAAGAGCTTGAAAAAGAGAAGAAAATTGCCGTAATTACTCCTGATTATTCTCATTGGATAACTAGAGTACCGGGAAGTATTTTAATGGTACCTTCTGCTTTTGGAGGGATTTACCAAACTAAACTACAACCAGTAAACACTCTCGGAGTTATTGATGAAGACCGAGAGAAGCTTTTCATTATACGTTATAATAACATCACTCATCAAGGCACTATACCAGAACATCTAAGAGATGCTTTTAAAGTAAACGGAATATTTCTATCTTCACAGGAATACAAAATGCTAGAGGATTACCGGGGCAATGCCTATGAATTTATAAAAAATAAAATAGATAATGCAATAAATAATAAATAAATTCGTATATTTGCATAAACTAATTATAATAAAGATATGAAAAAGAACAAAGAAACCAAAAAGCTAAAGGAGGGTGAAGAAATAATTTTCTCTGATGGCAAAACCTTAATGGAAAAGGTAAAGGTAGAATCTATCGACAAGAAAGGTGGGTTTGCAATCCTGAGTAACAAAGTAAAGGTATCAAGAACCCTGGGACCCGATGGATTCTATACAAGGTTAGATGGTAAGCAAAGTGTTATCCTACCTCTATCGGATAAATCAGAATTGGATTATCAGGCCTTCAAATCTTATTTCTCTATTAAGAGAAACCTGGAATTTATCGAAGCCAAGATAAAAGATATGAAGGATAAAGAGTTCAGCGAACTAATAGTAGAGTTAGATAAGAAGATATCCAAAATCGTAAATAAATACTTCGAACAATGACTCTATGGATTATCTTGGGTATAATATATGCTATCTGTATTATACCTGCCTGGTTTATGACCAGGGTAATATGCTCAATGCACCGATTAACTAGACCGGGATTCCTATTCCTAACTATCTGGTTAATCATGCCACTATTTCCGATATACTTTATAATAACTTATATAGAGAAGAAACATGAACAGAGAGATTAAGACTAAGAAGGTTGGTAGGCAAAAGAAGCTTACCAACCCTTGCCCAGTAATCAAGGGAGAGACAGAAGTAATGGTGGGAAGCCCAAGATGTATTACCTGCCAATGGTTTGAAAGAAAATTAGAGAAGAATGGAAAAGCCTACGTACACTGCAATAGATTATAATTCCTTAGAGAATAGGGTTAAGAAGATATTAGATATCCTTTTATAGGATGAATGCCAGGGATGTTAGGTCTCTGGCTTCTTTGTGTGTTGAGGGATATCTTGGTATGCCCTTATCATAAGGAGGTAAATTTTGGTAGTACTAAAAGGAGGCTTACCTATCTGGGCAAGCCTTTATCACGAAGAACGAAAATCATGGCCTACTAAAAACGGGGTAC